TCCCGTTAGGATTTATAGGCGTATATCCTAACGCATTGGTTACATTAGCTGAGTTAATGCCTGAAATATATCCAGATGGGTTAGAAGCATTATAAGGGGTATAACCTAATTTGCTAACTATGTAAGAGAAGTTTACTGTTGAATCAGTTAAAAAGCCTCTTGAATTAACATATCCTTCTGTTGCATAACCAACATTATTAGCCCATTGGCTTATATTCCCTGATTTATTAGTAAGGGTATTTGTTGAACTAGCTGTTATATATCCATTTGGATTAGTCGAATTATACGGCGTAAATCCTAGCTTATTAATTATATAGGAATAGCTAATACTTGCATCAGTTAAATAACCTTGTGAGGTTACAAATGTTTGTGTAGCATAGCCATTTAAAGCCGCGTTAGTAATATAGCCTTGACCTGTAACAAAACTTTGCAATGCTACATTTCCACCGTTCCAGACAAAAGATCCGTCACCACCAAATCTAAGTGTTTTATACGTGCTATTAGGCGCATCCCATACCCTGAAATTTGCAAAAGTACTAGTACCTCCATTGCCGCCTTCTGGTGAGTAGTGAGGGTATATATTAGACCCGTCATACGTGGAATGATAATACTGACCCGGAAGTTTTAATGAATTACTTGTAAATTGATGAGGAGCTGTAATTACATCAGCAATGCCTTTTCTAACATAATTACCAAGCAAAGATGAGTCTGCTTTTAAATTTAACGCATCTTGTAAACCAGTGATAGTTGATATTGCCTGTACGCCCGTATGGTTAGTTCTTGATAGATAATAAGATCCATGTTGACCATCTAGTAAATCAGCATTTAAATTCGTATTAAGAACTTGGCTAGATACAGATAAAGGCATTCCGCTAAAACTACTAATCAATTGATTAGTTATTGATATTGTCTTATCGGCGGCTATATCTAATGCTAGTCCCCTATTTGATCCTGTATGAAAAGCTATTCCTCCATTTGCGCCGTCTCCTGATCTGGCAAAGAACAGTAGTTTTCCATATTTATCAAAAGGAGCTGCACCTGCTCCGTGAGCTATTAATATAGCAGGATTAGTTAAAGCATATGATTGAACAGCAGTAGCAATTTCAAAATTATAGTAATCAGTAGAATTCCCTATTTTTAGCGTCTTGCTATTTGAATCAAGTGCGCCTATGGTTATTTTATTGTCAACTTCTGAAATAATACTATTACCTAATGAATTTGGTGCAGTAAATTTGCTAAGATATGTTGTGCTGCCCGATACAGAAGCTGAACTTATTGCGTCTGTTATGCCATATCCAACAAGCGTAGTAGGCTTTGCAGTTAACGAAGCAAAGGTGTGTGTGTGATTTCCCTCTGAAACAGTTCCTGCAACTGTTCCGAAATTAATAGATAGCGTTCTATTGGAAGATAAATCCCCACCACCTAATAACCCTGTTCCGGTATTGATAAGTCTATTATATAAGACAATATTTATTCCGTCCCAGCTAATACTTCCGTCGCCGCCAAACCTAAGTGTTTTTAGCGTTCCATTAGAACTCCAAACACGAAGATTGGCAAAAGTATTAACTAAACCATTCCCGCTACTTGGTGAATAATGTTCGTATACATTTATTCCATCAAAAGTACTATGAAAAGAATTTCCCGGTAAAGAAAGCCCGTTACCTGTAAAATTATGCGCCGCTGTAATATTATCCGATGTTGCAATTCTAACATAGCCACTTAGTGCGGTATTTAAAACAAAAGAAGAAGCATGGTATCCATCTAATAAATCAGCATTAAGATTTACGTTCAATAACTGACTAGACACATTAAATGGCGAAGAAGATAAAACAGTATTTGTTAACTGGTTTACAATTGTTATTTTTTTATCATTTTGAATATCAATCGCTGCGCCCCTATCGGCTCCTACATGAAGAGATATACCGCCATTTGTTCCATCAGCCGCCCTACCAAATATTAATAATTTGCCATAATTATTGAAGGGTGCGCTACCTCCCCCGTGAGCAACCAGAATAGCAGGATTCTCAGAAGCATAACTCAATACCGGACTAGATACCTCAATATTCCAATAAGGAGTCGAATTCTTTATTATAAAAGATTTCTGGTTAGTATCATTAGCCCCTAAGTTTAGTTTATTACCATCTTCATATAAAATGCTATTTCCTATTGTAGTAGCAGAAATGTATTTAGTATGGTAATTTACTGTACCCGGATTTAAAGTAGCTTTCGCGTTAACTTGCCCTTGCAACTTCATAAATGCAAGAACTATATTATCAGTAGCTAAAACAGGGCTACCTTCTATTGAGTAATATCCAGTAAGTACGGTATTTCTTACCCTATCTTCTGTGAAATATTTATTTAAATTGCCTTCTGCTAAATTGTTAGTTGTCTTTATTCCAAACCTAGCATCAAATAAATTATTAAAGTTAGTAGATGCAGTATAAGCTATATCCCAATTTGTTACTTGGCTTTGAGTAATAGCTTTAACCCAAAGTGGAACAGTAGGATCAATTTCAGCCCCTTGAATTTGAATAATGTTTATATTGGTACTACCTATTGTAATAGGCGGCGCATTAACTACTTTCCACTTAGTTTGATTGGTAAGTATACTGCCTTGCGTAACTAAATAAGATGCGCCTATTAATTCTGAACCTGTATCACTATCGGTAGCCCTTGCCCATGCACCAGAAGCAGCAACATAACACCCATTTTCGGTAGCATTTGTTTGCGCTGTAACAAGAACCCTGTCCCCATTCGTTAATGTATAGCCATTAATCGTTTGAAGTCCGCTAAGTGAAACATTAGCCGTAGCAACAGTCTTTACAGGGCTTTTATCAGCACTACCAGAAGCTAACGCTGTAAGAACCTGACCGTATGTAGCTGCGTTATCTAAATCAGTTCCGGGTGCAAGTATTTTAGGTGCAACATCAAAGTTATGTACAAGTCCTACTATTTCATCGCCAGGAATAATAATGTCTATTTCTTCAATCGCTGAAATAGTTCCGTTTTCAGTAGTTGTTACTTGTAATGTTTTGAACTCATCACCATAAGTTCCGGCTACACCGTCGTAGATAGGCAAAGTAGCATCTCCACCACCACAACAATCTTTAATAGGTATTTTAGGCGGTTCAGTTCCGTCTATTAAATCAAATTCAGTAGTTTTAGATCCTATCGAAACACTGTCTTTTAAGAATTCAAATGAAGCCCTATAAGAACCTATTTCATCAATTATTACATTACTGTTGGATGGGTCATAAACATATCTTAAATCATCATCACCCGGAAATCCAAATATATATGCCGCATCATCAGTAGGCGTTTGGCTTACATCAACTCCACCCGGACTACTCCATGTTGTAATAGCATTCGCTCCAAATAAATGAAGAGTAGTATATGAATTACCTATTAATTTAGATAACTTTACTATAACACTATCAAATAGCAATCCATCAAAATCACGTACAGAAACACTCCAACGTACAGGAACTTCGGGCAATAGATACTTCCTACCTGTTTTAGGCATATTAACATCTACAATCTCAATATTACCCGTTGTGATATTTAAAAATCTAGTTCCTGAATAATCTCCCGGTTCTAATGGAATCCTGAAACCAAAATCAGCTTGGCGAATACCCGTAATTTTACCAGAATCGCCACCTAATTTAAATATAGCCTTTATTCTAAATGAACTAGGTGCGCGGTGAATATCTCCAATATCGGTAGAGTCTTTAAGCTCAAAAACTAGTATAGGTTCTTTATCTTCGCCATCTTCATAAGAAATGTATTGAGGTAGATTTGTATATGTTTCTACGTCAATTTCAGCTAAACCACCTGTTGTACTATCGTATAGCTTCCACTCAACGAAATCATAATCAACATCAGGAATAGGGATTTGAAGACCCCAATTATCAGGTAGATCAGCTTCATAATTAAACAAAGGCAAACTATCAACGATACTATAATTAATCGTATTCGTTTTAAATTCAATTAAATCAATGCCCGCCTCTGGCAATACTTCTTCGTCTAATATTTCAAAACTAGCAACCCTTTGATAAACCGGATTATCTAATAGTGAAACATCATAAAGTAAATCATATTTACCTACTCCAAATTCTGTTCTAATTTCATTAAATAGAAAGTATTCAGCTTCTTCTGTTTCTTCGTCTTGTGTGTATTCAGTAGTAAATACTTCTACATTGTCTTTTTTAAGACTAAAACTAATCTTATCATGCGGTAGTCCCGTAATAAATGTTTCAACATCAAATGAAGCAGGTTTTTTAAAGGTATTAGACCCTTCAATATCAATAACGCCTAATAGCTCGTTTTTTGTGCTATCATATAGTTCGTTTGATGCCTTGGCTAAATATTCCTCATCGTACAAAGTAAAGCTACCATACTCAGAAGATACTAATGTAGTGCCTCTATAAGCATTAGCTGTATAAATAAATACGCCTACTTCTGTTATTACGCCTCCATCAGAATAGAAATCATAAGTTCCTGTTGCCGCTGTAATACCTTCTTCAAAAGTATAGGTTTCTGTATGAGTGATACCCGATCCATCTACGCCGCCACCAGAAACCGTTAACACTACTTTATCGTGAGTTCCTTTTACAGTAGTGGTTAAATTCCATTTATCTGGTAAGAAATAAAAGCCCGGAACTTTACCAAGCAATACAGATGCCCCGGACGAGGTATCGTAAAGATTAGTAGTTGATTCAGCAGCCTCTTCTATAATTACAGGAATAACAGCCAGATACTTTTCTTCATCTACACCTGTTAATTCTATAATTATCCTATCTGTTTCTTTTCTTAAAGGTTTGCCGTTTGCAGAATAAATAAGTATATCACCATCAACACCTCTATCTTCATAAATGGGATTCATCCAAGTAGGATAGTATACTATTTTTGTTGTTAGTTCTTCTGGTAAATGCCCAGATATTATATAAGAACCTAAATCAAATATTTGAAGCCCTTGCTTACCTGCAATAAAATAAATAGGCGTAATAGGATCTAATTCAATAGGATCAGCAGTGCTAGAACTACCACTTCCGCTAGACGAATTTCCACCGGAATAATTACCATATAAACGGTTTCCCCGGCCACCATCACCGCCTTCTTTATCTAACTCTACAAACTCCTGATCGCCTGATAGTTTAGCTAATGATAATTCATTTAATTTTAAACTATATTGGCGGTTCATTACATCCCACTTCCAACCCGTAATAGTATAAAACTTACTATCATCGTATTGATCGTCATATTGGAAGAATATTGTATCAGAAGATTGTAGGTCATAGCCTAGAAAATCACCTTCAAATACAATTCTTTTACCACAAAGCTGACGTAATCTTTCTTTTAAAGTTTTAAACTGTATAGGATATGCTTGATTATCAATAGGATCAGCATTGCCTCCAATTCTTCTTTTCCATAAATAAGTAAGGTTTTCAGTATTAGTAATGGTCATATAACCAGTCATAACCCTGTTTACCAACCTCACTTGTTCAGGTGTAATAACATTTATCTTATCAGCAATAATAGAAGTACTTGTAACTTCATTAGCATTCCTGATAGGTAAATCAGCATTTACTACATACGTATGATTTCCTTCGTATACCGTTTCAGTTGTAACAGCAATAGAAATATCTTCTAATACTAATAAAGGTGCCCTATCCTGATCATCTTTTCGTTCTGAATCTTTTTCAATGTAAAGAGCAGAAGGGAATATCCTAAAATATATTTTACATATAGCGTGTCCATTGCGATTTAAATAATCGTTTATAGGATCACTTGTAATTTCAAAAGTTTGTACGGGTAAATCATTGGCAGGTGTAAGTAAATTAGGCTCTGGATTTACATTGGCCTCTATCTTTATACCATGCCTATTTTTTAGTTTCTTTTCAGGGTTCCATTTGCCTGATTCATCTAACCAAGAAATAGTATCTTTCTCATTGTCATTGGTATAACATTCCATGTAAAGGCCACCTACGCCCCTCATTCTATACGCGCCACTAATAACAATTTTTACTTGTTGGTTTTTATTGAACAATCCAGCGTCTATAATAATAGGCTCTGAAATATCAATGTGATTTTGTTCACTATTCCCTTTATATGGCTTATCTTTGTAAACATAAATACCGCCCCTTATTTCAAATTTATAAGGATCGTCAATTGTTCCAAAACCAGTTCTTTGCCATCCTGCCGGTTCTAATGGGTTGTCTGATTGTTGCTGTAAGGTATTAAGGTTAATATCCCACCCGTATAAATTACCGCCTGTTATTGGGTAAGCAAACTGACCGTTTAAAAGTCTGTTTACAGCAATTCCCGGTTCAATTGTAGACTTAACAATAGAAGATATTTCAGCAAACTTAGTAACAACATTAGCAGTAGGATATAAATTAGGAATAGTACTACTAAAAGGTTGTCTGCCTATACTTACCGTTTGGTTAACAGTAGCACTAGATTTAAATACGCCTTGATAATCATAAATTCTTCTAGGGCAAATATCAGCAGCAGAATCAGGCACACCTTTAATTACCCAAACGTTATTGTCTTGTACTACATAGGCGTTCAATCCTGTTAAAATACCAGCTAATACATCATAGCACTTAATGCCTCTTAATCCATCAGCAGCAATTTCAGCTAATGCCAATGGATCACCGCCACCCATTTGAATATCATATATATCTACATACGTATGAAAATCAAGATTAATGCCAGAAGATTGAAGACATTGACCAATAGCGTCTTTTAAACTTACTTTTGCTTGGATAAACTCACCGCCATCGCCTAGAAAATACGGATCTCTCAAAAATGAAAGACCGCACATCGCAGATAATTGTACGTTATAAGGTTTTGACTGGAAAGGTTCTTGACAATCTACGGTTACTAAATACCCTGTAAAAATGCGTATATTAGTATTTGTATCATCATCTATTCTATATAGATAAAGTAAATATTTCTGATCATCATCAATAAATAAGTCTTGAATTTCAAATAAATTATCTTCCTCAGCTATCCATTCAATTGTAGCTTTTTTTGTTCTAATTGGTGAATAGATATTATCAATATCCATCACCTCTAAAACAAACGGATTGCCAGAAGAAGTAACTTGTATTACTCCTCCTGAATAATCTCTTTGATGTACTTCAACTCTATAACCTACCTCTTGATCATCGTCAAATTCAGAAAAGTACTTTAATCCGTATGCCATGTTGTCGCCTCTACCTAACTGAATTTATTGTTTTTCTTTTCTCCGTATTTAACAGCAACCGCCAAGTCACCTGCTTTTATTGTAGCTGTTAATTGTCCTACGAATTGATTATTACGCCCCGAAGTTGCAAAATTTCCTCCAATATTCCTAGGCGAATTATCTCCGTTAATCATTTTAAACATGTTAGCTTGTTGTCTATCATTTAAAACCATTTCGCCAGCCGTTAACCTAGCAGGTATTGCATCTAATCCAGACTTACCCCTAACTATACCACCTGTGTAAAATCCTTGTTCTTGACCTTCACTTAATTTCGATTTAAGGAAAGCGCCAGCAGCAACAGCAGCAATACCAGCGGCCAAAGCGACAAAAGGATTGCTAATTGTATTTTCAGCAGCAATAACAAGTACAGCAAATGTTATTAATGCTTTTCCTATATCGCTTATTAAGCCAGCAATCAATAAACCAAACTTAATTGCAGCATTTTCAAAACCATCTCCACCCGCTAAGGCTGATCCTATCATTTCACCAAAAGCCACAGCAGTATTAGCTGCCGTATCTCTTAGAGCATTAGTTATGTTTTGATTTAACTGACCAATATTATCTTCTTTTATTAATTCATCAATCGTTTCTTTGTAAGATTTACCGCCTGACTTAACTTCACTGACAAATTTAGCCATACCATTTTTAGTGGCATCGGCTAATTGATTCCATCTTTCAACAGTACTTCCATCACCTGTTACGGCATTAGTAAATTCTTGTCCTATATTATCAAAACTATTTTTATCTAAAATTATAGATAATCCTGTTTTCCCCTCTTCGCCTATTACATCTTGAACAATTCCGTTATACTTTCTATAAGCGGCCTCAATATCATAGGCAGACTGCGTTAATTTTGCATCTAATGCCTCTCTTGCATCACTTAATTCTTGTGCGTCAAGCCTTTTTTGTCCAGATGCTCTTTTTCTTGCCGCCGCCTCCCTTTGAGAAATTATTTTAGCTTCTGCACTAGGATCAATTTCTCTTATATCAAATTGCTTAGAATAATCATTAGTGCTTGTACTACTTTTATCCCCTGAAAAAGTTTTCCCACTAGTATTGCCGGATTTATTTAGAATTGCATTTAACCTAGCAAATCTTTGTTCTTTTGTTTCTTGCCCTTTGTTTACATTCGATCCGCGAAGTTTATCTCCCGGCAAAGTAAACATTCTATCAAAGAAACCTTTACTTATACTACTTTCTTTATTTAATTGCCTTAAAGTAGAAAGCATATCACCAAAACTAGAAACTAAGGAATTAACCCCGCTTTCTAATCCTGTTGATTTAGCAAGTTCTGCAACAAATAAAGTTAATTGACCTGTTGAATAGTCTATATTGCTACCTAATGTTTTAGCCCCTTCTGCTGCATCTTTACTAAAAGTTTCTAGCATTAAAGTAGATAACTTTGGAAGTAAATCAGAAGCTAATACACGCCCATCAACAAGCATTTTATTTAGCTCTGACGTTGTTACGCCCATTGCCTTTGCAGCTAAGTTAAATGCGCCATATAAACGCTCTCCAAGTTGCCCTCTAAGCTCTTCTGCTTGAACATTTCCCTTAGAAACCATTTGGATAAATGCCCTGAATGTTCCGGTGGTATCATCCGTAGACATTTTGAGAGCAGAGGAAGCAACGGTAACAGCTTTGAATAGCTTCTCTGTTTCAGCCCCTTCTAAATTAGTGCCTTTTGTAGCAATTGTTAACTGAGAAAAACTTGCTCCTAAATCAACAACATTCTTTTTATATGTATTAGCAAGGTCTTCAAGAAAAGCCATATTCTGACCAAACTTTTCTTGTGAACCAGATGCTGTATTTAATTGGGTTTCAAATTTACTTACTTCAAGCGTGGCATCAAGAATAAACTTACCAGCAGCCATAGCCGCCTGATAAGACAAATATCCTTTAAGTAGGCTACCAAAGCTATTCCCTAAACTATTATTTGAATCTTCTAGTTTTTTATTTCCTTTGGCTGCATTATTAGTAGCAGGAGTTAAGCTACCTAAGCTAGATTTAAGTTTTTCAATATTGCTTTCAAGGTCTTTGGTATCTCCTTTAAACTTAATTACCAATTCCGGTTCCGCTGCCATACCTAATTCCTTTTTGTTTTAACAATTTGATCTCCTTTTAATGCTTTTTCCAATTCAAGCATTTGCAAATTTTTCTTATCTTCCTTCCTTAGTTTATATAATTTATACTCACTAGGGAAAGGCCATAAATCAATCTCGCTTTTTGATTTAGATGCTTTGTCTACATTGACATTATACAAAAGGGTATAAAGTTTGCGAATAGGCCAAATTCTTTCCTCTTCACGTACATTATACCCTTCTATCAAATATGTCAGCTCAAAGAATGTTATGTCGCTATATTCGTCATAATCCATTCCTAGTTTATTAGCCCAACTTTTTAAGTCTTTGAACTCATAGCCTTTTTTTTTGTTTCTTTTTCAGGCTCTTCGCTTTCCTCTTCTTGTTTTTCAATAAAGGTTCCACCATTCATAATTGCTTTAATAAAAGCGAAGATGATTCTTGAAGATTCTTCTGAGTTTAAACCTATTTCAGAAAGCCATTCATAAACTTGAAATTTAGAATAGTAATTCTCTCCTTTGCCAGCTATTTCAGCACCGTAATTAGCCCCGCTACGAATAGCAATAGCTAAGAACTTAATAATATCTTTCGGTAAAGTACCTTTATCAGTAGCTTCAAATATGCTTGTTATATCCTGTATTTTTACATCGTACTCTTTGCAGAATAATTCAAGTGCATAAATACCGAACTTAACAGGAATAATTTCACCGTTAATATTTAACTCTACGTATCCAATCCTTTTTTTCATAAAATATTATTAAGCTACAACAGCAGGAAGCAATGCGCCAGAACCTTCAATATCAGAAGTCCATGTAACAGCATCTTCGTAAGTTCCTGAAATACTCGCAGAGGTAAGAACGCCCGTTCCTGTATATTGATAAGAACCAGTAGTATTTCTACCGAACATAACTTGAATAGGCGCACGGTTAACAGCTAGTGTTTGTAGTTCTTGATAACCTACTTGCCCTGTTGGTGGTGCATAATCAACAATACCAGACAAAGAACAACTCCATGCGCGTTGACCTGCCAATACTTCTTTCCATCCACCAGAGCCTCTATGAGAAACATCAATACTACTCATAGTGATTTCTAGTGATAAATCGCGTGTGGCGTAAATCTCTTTATTGGGAGTGCCTATAATAAATACCTTGAATTCTGTTCCATTAAATGTCATCGCCTCTACCGTTTAAATTTGAATATAGTTTTGCCACACGGCATGTTGTATTACAATTCTTTTTCTGTATGTGTATTTTGTGTCACTTATGCTTTCTTCGTCATCCATGCCAATTAATTTAGCCATACTAACGTTAAAGTTCTCTATTTGTACTCCTGATCTTCCCGGACTTGGTATAACCATTTCTAGTATCTGATCAGATATTTCTTCTGCGTCTTCTCTGCCTCCAAAATCACCTTCAAACGTAGTATAAACAAGAAGATTGACTGTTACCTCATTTCCGAATGTACTCTTTGTGTTATCGCTTATTGTACTAATGTCGCTTAGGATTACATAAGGAGTTTCAGCGGGATAAGTAGCTCTTGTATCATATACTTCAACTGGTTTATCATTAAAGTAAAGTTTATAATCAGGATTAGTAATGCCTGTAAGCAACTCATAATATCCAGTTCTTAAAGGTCTTACTACATCTTTCATCTACCAACTAACTTTTAAGCCTACTAATCTTTTAACTAATTTTGCTTTCTCCTTTTCGTAAGACGGTATTAAGTGTTCGTGTGTTGGTAAAGTACCCCTACCATTTACAAAAAAACTGGAAGCCAAAATTCTATATTTAGAATCTAATGTTGGCGTATACCGAGAGGCATATTTACCTGTTCCAAATTCCAAATAAGCAGCCATGTTATCCTTAGAAGTTCCACCTGAATGAACTTCCGCTTCGTGATTTTCTTTATTAACACTATATCCGATACTATTCTTTACCGAATCAATGTCTCTTGCAAGCTCTTCATCTTCTGTACCAAACTTGGATAATTTAGCCTTTGCATTATTTGAAATTCGTATAGCAGATTTTTCAAATTCTCTATCCATTGATTTAATGACTCTTTTTTCAAGCCTACCAATAGCACCCTGAATTTTATCTAAACCTTCTAATTTTAATTTCATATTACACTAGGTTTAATCTCCTTAGTAGCCTCAAAAGTCAATAGCCTTCTTACCGTATCTGTTTCTGTAACTGACCCTATTAAGTATTTAGCTTCATATCTATCATACATAATCATATCAGTATAAACCATGTGCTCCTTGCTCCATCTGATAGTTACTTTATACATTTGCGACAAATCTTTTTTATCGTCATTGTAACTATTGTAACTATTCATTTTAACTATCTTGCCAAATGTTTTAAAAGCTAATAACTCAACTTTCTTAGACCCGCCTGAATTATTCTTTTCACGGTCAAGTTTATTAAATATTAAAGGTTCTCGTAAGTCTCCCGGATTGATAGCTACTCTCATTGGAAAGCATTTTTACGTGAATAACGCTTACAAGTATTCTTCCAGTCGTTACCAAACGTTTGAATAGTTTGATTGCCTCCAATGCTTATCCCTGTTCTTTGCTCGAAATTATCGCTAGCCAATTTTAAGATAGCTAATTTTAATCCTTGTGGTATCGGCTTTTCAAATCCTGTTTCGTATGTAATAGTAGTAGGGTATATTCTTTCTGCTGTAACGCTTTTAAATGCACCACCATAAGAAAGTACTTCTATTTCATCTATGCCGTCAGAAACGCTAATAATATTCTTAACAGGGCCATAAGGCAATTCAGAACTACATAAAGTTTTCCATGAAGCAGTTATAGTAGAATCAACTAATGATAATCCCGTATAATTTTCTACGTCTTCACGAGCTGCAACTAATAGCTCTTCAAGCAAATCGTTATGTTCATCAAAATCAATAGCTAAATGCCGTTTAATTGCATCAAGATCGACTGGTTCAGCACCAAACGCCTCTCTTTCTACCGTTAAACCGCTGTTTACTATCATTTCTTGATTACTTTTTTCTCTTTCTTATCTTCAATAATTACCTTCTCTTTTTCTACGCCTACTTCGATCTTTTCAGGCGCAAAAACTACGTCTTTATCAACCTCAATCGCATGCTCTACGTTAACGTCTGATTCCGCTGTTGATCTTACCACAATCCCTAGTTCTACCAGCTCTTGAACCCTTCCTTTGGCTACCTTGAAAACCTCTCCCTCTTCGTGAGATAGACCAGTTGCTGAATCCATTACTCTTTTTAATGCTCTTACAGATTCCATAGGTCATTAGATCTTTTTAGGTTTGGCTTCTTTAACTTCGCTCACCTTTGTTTCTTCCTCTTTAACATCCTCTTTTACAGAAGTAAGTTTTACAGGTTCAGCAGCTTTGACATTATTAGCAGTCATTACACCTACTTCACGTTTAGGCTTTTCTTCAATATCAGGATTGCCTTCTACAAGTTTAACTACTCCAAGATCAGCGTATTCTTTCGCCATATCTTCGTACATCTTGTATTTTCCGCCTTTACTAACTGGTTTATCTGTTAAACCGTCAATAACGTTTTCGATTGCCTCAACTGTTACTAGTTTCATATTGATGATAATTAAAGGTCAAATTTGAAAGCCTCTGTTGGATTTTCTTGCATTGTATTTAGCGTACCGTTTTGTTTTGCTTCTAGGTATCTAACAATATGAACAAAGAATCCAAAGTCACGGAAATAATCATTTTTCTTTTCAGCTGAATATTCGTGGAATTGTCTATCTTCTAAATCAATTCCATTATATAACATAATGGCCTCACTTGCTACTTCTTTAATTTCTTTGATGTTCATTGTAAATAAGGTTTTGTTTTTATAACTTCTAACCAATTATTGAAATTCTCTAATTGTAGAAGAGGGTCTAAGTCTAATGCTCTTTGGTATACTTTGTCTGATTGACTTTTATATACCTTTGTATCTTGTAAGTTTTTTATCTCTTTCTCCCATGCGTCTAAATCATTACGATCTACAAATATGCCCGAACCAGATAAGCTACTTCTTAATCCTTCGTTATTTGAAGCTATTACAGGAATACCCATACTTGCCGCTTCTATTGCTACTTGTCCCCAACTTTCATAATTACTAGGAATAATTAATATTTTCGTGTCTTTTAAATATTCCTTAATATCTTTTGATTGAGGAACATACTTGATATTCTTTAATTTCGTATCTTTGATCTGGTTGTAATAACCGCCTTCAACACCCATAAACTGTGTATCTGGCATTTTTTTAGCTAAGTCTGATAATATTTGACCGCCTTTGTTTTCATTCAAATTAATAAGCGTAACGTATTTAGCACCCTTATTACTAACCCCTTCATAATCTCTATAATCAACAGGCGGGTTTAAAATAATACCTTCCTGTTTATATTGTAGTTCTTTCTTAACCCAATCACTATTATAAACTAAGTATTGATTAGGTATTAAACAGCGTAAAAAACTATCATTATGGCTGTTATGAATAATATGAACTACTTTCTTTTTGTAGTATTTCGAGGCGTTCTCTGTGTGGCCTGTACGATCCAAATGAGTAAAAACCAAATCAGCTTCTTTCCATAACGTATGAACTCTCTCCGACTTAGCATTATTCCATATTGTTACGCCTTCAAATACTGTATCTTCATTAGGAGCTAATACTGTTACTTCATGTCCTTTATTTACAAGAAACTTAGCCATTCTGTGTGCCATAGTTTCAGCACCAGCCATTTGATAAGGTACGCTTGCGTGAAGGTTAAAAAGGAATTTCAAAATAATCTTGATTTAGATGCGTCCCAAACTTCTTTTAAATTAACATACTTGCCTTGAATATCGCTTTCTGTTGACTTTTGGAATGCAATCATTGGTCTTATAACAAAACATTTTCTGATAGGCTGTGCATTTACTCTCATCCATTCATCAAATATTAACTTACCGTCCCAATTCTCTAATACCCAATCTCTAAACCTCTTGCTATATAATACTGCATGTGTAGTCCAAGCATTTTCTAGTACTGAAAGATTTTTGCTATATCTTTTTTCGTGGAAAGACTGTAAGTTAGCACCAAGCCAGAAAGCGTCATAGTCACTCGGAAGCTCTTGTAGTACGTCCCTGTTAAAGTACTTTTCAAAGTAGCAATCATCTTCAAATAGAAATAAATTCTCTACATCTTTGTATTTTTTAAATACTGCTAATATAGACTTATTAAAACCTACCCATCCAATCTCATCTTCTATCCCTGCAAACCTTTCAAATTCTATTTTTTCTCTATTTAATTGAAAAGTAACTTCTTCAAGTCTATCTTTCCTTTTATCTAAATTTAAAACAACAGCTTTGAATTGCATAGGTTAGAAATATAGGAGTAGCCTAATTAAAGACTACTCCTTGAATATTATGAATAAATTGTAGCAAGGTTTGCTTTCATGAAAGCCGCCGTTTGATATTTCGCAAGAGCTACGCGTTCTTCGATACGTAGAGTAACCAAGTTACGTACAAAGTTGTCAGTATCTTCGTAGCTAATATCAAATGAGATACCTTCACGAATCAAAAGCTCTGCGTAATCCCATTGGCCTACAAGGGCTGTAAGACGAGCAATACGGTTTGATTTATAAATCGGAATTCCCATGAAAGTTAGCAAAGAACGATCTGCACCACCAAATACAAGTCCCGGAAAATCAAATTCGCCAGTCGTAGTTTTGTAAACAAGTAGACGAGCATAATCGCGAGGGTGTAAAAGAATACCGTTCGTATTATAATTAAGCGTTTCTTGTTGCGCTACCATATCAACCAGATATTCAAACAAAGTAACATAAGTTGCCTCTGTTTTTACGTATGCGGTTGCGGTTGGAATAATTCCGTCAAGACGGTTGTTAGTCGCATCACCATACAAAATTTGGGTATCTTCGTAGTTCAAAAGATCCTCTGTCATTCTGCGTGAAGCGTAACCAGAAAGCCACGATATGTCGGCAAGTGATTGACGAGATACCTTCATCCAAACAGCCAACTGAGCGGGAACGATATTAACCATTGTTAAATCGTAATCAATCTGCGGCTTAATATCGCCTTCATTCTGTTGGTATCCAACTCCGCCTTCACCACCGTTTTCACGAGGATAAGAGAAGATTGCATTTCCAAGCGTTCCTTTCGGAAGGAGTTGGCGAATATGCGTCTTGTTTTGAGGAGTTAATACAACATCCTGAGAAATATCACGACTAGCATAACCATTTGTAAGGTTAGCAGTTGTCATTGTTCCTACGGCCTTTGTAGTGAAATCTCTTACGCCATACTGACCATCATTCAAGAATACACGGTCACTTTTAGTGAAGTTAGGGCTAAGAGAACCTCTTTCTTCAAATTGCGCAAACGCATCCTGAATCTGAGACTTCATAGATTTAATACGAGCCTCATGACTACCACCCGGAAGAGATTCAGCATTTAGGCGAGTTGCCAACGCTTTAATATCTCCACCTTGTTCTTCAAATTTCTTAACTAGCTCATCATATTTTTCGCCAGCACCTTTTAGTTGTGCTTGTAGCTCATTGATAGAATCTCCACTAGCTTTTACTTTAATTTGTTCTTCAAGTGATTTAATGTATAGATTTACATCTGCGTTCACTCGGTCAATTTTGGCTTCGGATGCCGCCTTATATTCCGATACTTCTTTTTTAAGCGGAGCAACTTCTGACTTCAACGCTTCAACTAGTTCTTTTTCGTCCATTACTTAAATGCCGTTTCGATGATTTTTCTGTAATCCTTTTTCACTTCTTTCACCCTCTCTACATCATTTATCAACGGCAAAGTGGCAAGTAATTCCGGCTTTGTGTCTGGTATAATTGTAGCTATTTCTTCTATTGAGTTCTTTGTCAAATATTCTAAGGCTTGTTCGTGTAAGCCTTTTAGAGATTTTTCTATCTGTATAAATGATTCATCAGAGTAGCTAGCAACTTTCATCGCTTTCTCCATTTTACGAATCATTTCAATTATTTCTTCAAATGATTTTATTCCTGTTATGGGAGTATTAATATTTGCCGCCCATGCTTGAATTCCAGATCCTTCATACAATTTCATTTCTGTAATTATATTTGTACTTGAATCTTGTTTGTTTTCTTTAATTACCGAAAATCCAACGCTATGTGATTGGATTATACCGTCTTCCGCCATCAATAAATAGTCAACAGCGGTTTGGTGTCGACCCATTAGTGATTCAAATTTTAAGCCGTAGTTATCCTCTTCAAGAGATTGGATTTTACCTACTGCTTTAAACCTGTCATGGTCTAATAAATGTAAGATTTGTTTTGTCCCGTTTGGGCCTCGTTCGGCTATTGTTTTAGCGTATGCGCCCTTTCTAATAATATCTCCATCAGAATCTTTGCTATCAAATGCAGAAAAGTATCCGACAATTCTCCTCCCGGTCACATCTACATCTACACCAAAATTGTCGGATAAGCTTTTAAATTCCATTTCGCCTCTATCAAATTCACGTATAATCAATCCAAAAATAAATCAAATAAAATAAAATAAAAATCCGTATAACTTGTTATTGCTAATTAATATATATATATTGCGTATATATTTTAAACGTAATCAGTAATTAAATGGCAAATCAGAAAGGGGATAGATTTTTAATGATATTTTATGAAGACCAATTAGACAGAATAAAGAAAGTTTGTAAACAAGAAGGCTTTACAACTGTATCTAGTTTTATTAGATCATTAGTGATTAATCATGTAAATTCAAAACTTAAAAAATAATATGCAAGAGTTAACGGACGAAGAAAAAGAAAAGCTGTATTTAAATCCAGTCGTTTCAATTGAAGAAGGATTAAGGAACAAGATAGCAAGATTCCCTAGTAAAATTAAGGATACCGAAAAAGACTTAGCAAAATTAATAGCTATTAGGGATGATAAATTTTCAGAAGAGGTAAGGATTGAGTTTAATTATATAGGAATTAGCAAAAAAGAAGTTGTTGTTAAGATGTACAAGATTCTCATTGCTGACTGGAAGAAAGAATTGAAAGAAGCTAAGTTAGAACTTAAAAACTTGTTATATGAGCAAGATAAATAAAGATGAAATATTTTATCCGGTAATAGGCTTAGAGAAGTATTACGAGATAAACAGATTAGGGGTTGTTAGGAGTATTGATAGAACATATATTAAAGTAAATGGAGTTAAGTTTAATCATAAAGGAGCAGTTTTAACACAGAGAACCGCTTTTGGATATAAAACTGTAAATATGACAGTCTCAGAAATAGGCTATCATAAAATAATGAGAGTTCATAGACTTTTAGCTATGCAATTTATACCTAACCCTAATAATTATCCTGTCATTAATCACAAAAATGGAATTCGTGATGACAATAGATTATGTAATATTGAATGGGTTAGTGTTCAGTATAATAATTGGCACACATACAGTCAAGGCAGGCTAATGCACAATAGGGTATTATCTTATGATGATGTTCATTTTATTTATCACAACACAATGGTTCCTCGTAAACCTTACAATAGACCGGGAAAATATACGATGAATGAAATGTGTGAAAAGTATAACGTAACTAAAAGAACCATCATCAAGATTCTTAAAAAGTTATCTTACCTAGAAATGGTTAATACATTTGAAGATATAAGTTGGTATGGTGAAAAACAATTGAAACAAGCATAACTTTATACAAACTCAAAAACCTACCAAAATGAAAAAGAAAAAAGAAACCTCCGACGAAGAGATAAACTCAGACGCAAAGCACAGGTCAGAAGAAAAAGAATTAGAAGACCAACGTGAAGAGGCGCGTAAAGAAATCGAAAAAGACATACCAGTTAAAAAGCGTGGCAAGTTTATTTCTTTCTTAGCTCAACTGCTTGGATTAGCTCCTCAAATTATAGGTATTCTTAAAGATACTAATGTTATTAAAAATAAGAAATGAAACAAACACATGAATTCTATACAGTCATAGAAGATATATGGTACTATGATGGGCCTTTATTAACCTACTGTAAAGATTTAGAAGGTGAAGATATGCTTCTTTATTGGGTAGACTATTCTGATAATACTAATACTTGGCTTGCTTCTACTATTGGCGATGAACTTTATACGAAGTTTAAGAACAAAGAAGCAGATTTGAGAACTTGTGTATTAGGCGCAAAATCAAATATTTTAATAGAACTTGATATTCATGCAAACGTCATTAGTGATAGAATTATTAATATTATAGATTTTCCTAATTATTTGCCTGAAAATGGGTGTATGTACGATATAGATTAATAAATTATGATACTAAGAGTAGGGTTTAAATACAGAGTTAGAAATGAATCCGAATGCCTATTAAACGGATGGCCGGTAGAAGATACTATCATTTCAAAAGATGATTCACTAGAAAAGGACTTTATAGGTAAAAGTGGTATGAGTTACTATTCAAATGGGAGCGTTTACGGATCGATGCAAAAATGGGAAGACGATTTAATTGAAGAGATAATTTAAAATACAATAATTATGACAACGAGAATAACAAGAAAAGAATTAATTGACAGAGGATTTACAGAATCTAGTGGTAGAAATGTTTTAACTAAATTACTATCAAATGAAACGCCTCTGGGAAATTGGAAAGAAATACCTGAAAAGAAAAGAGATCATACATTATCTATTGAAGTGTATATAACTGACTTAAATGAAATATTCTCAGTTCACTTAATGGTAAGTCCCGGAAACATTGAATTCAAATTAAAAGATAATCCGACAATTGGGGATCTGGATAGTTTAATAAAATCACTTGAATTATGATAACTAGACAAGAATTAATAGATAGAGGGTTTTGCAGTAATAGGGAGTACCCAGGAGAAGGCAATGTCTTACTACTTAGATCAGTTTGGATTAGGCACGAAGATTGTTTTTCCATAAACGCCTATTTTGAAAAAGATATTTTGAAAAATTTAACATTGGATGTTTCTATTGAATATAAAATAGAACAAGATGTATATGATAATTTATCTACTTATTTAAATTTAGATAAAAACACGCCTATTGAAGACATTGACCATTTAATTAGAATACTTGGATTATGACAAAGAACGCCTTAATTAAATTGGGTTTTAAGCAATACAATTATATATATGAACTGCCTTTAAATAAACACGGAGTAGATATGTCAATTGTAGTCAATATGGACAACAAGGAACTTATAAATATTAGCCTTGATTGCATATTCAATAACAATAGAATTCCTGCTGTTATTCCTAATATTAAAACAATTTCTCAACTAAAAACATTCATTAAACTACTATCAAATGATTAAAATACAGAAAGAAGATTACCGTATCATTGCATGGACTTGTGGCTGGTTAATTGTAGGGTTGATAATAGGCTATTCCGTTAGATCACAATTCAAATCAATACACAACGAAGAACTAACTAACAAGGCGTTAATTATCGTGTTTAATGAACGTACTGATAACTTACTAGATAAATATCCATGTTTAGAATATAGTGATGCTCAAAAGGTTATTTTTATTCAAGGCTATAATCAAAGAATAAAAGATAGTCAAGATGAGGTTAATGCTTTTAAACTTAAATTATCAGATGAGTTTCATAAAAAGAATTATAAACCTGAATCATTCAAATGACAATCGAACAGAAAAAACACAAAGCCAATTTAAAACTTGTTGGAGCTAATAAGTTCTGTGAAATATTTAATGCGTCTTACTATTTCTTTATGGGCGCATTATTTTCTTTGCTTTTTTCAGAAAATAGATTCGGAATAATATCTGCCATATTTTTATGTATAGGTATTATTTCAAGGATAGTTTATTATATATTTAAATCAGTATTAAAAGAAGCACTAAAAGAGTTGGATGAGATCGAGAAAGTTAAGTCTTGGACTTTCAGTAATAATTAAATAAATCCTCCATCTTTTTTACGGTAATGGCATTTACACCGGCAATTTGCGACTAAGTTTATAGGTAATACAGGATCAAACGGGAATTTAGCCATATATCCACCAACGTTAAATTTAGATTCAGCCGGTATATATGCTGTTGTAACGTAACGATGACCATCACGAAGAGCATCATCCCATAAACGCACCCATTTCTTTTCTAATGTTACATTTAATTCCCTTGATACATAGATAGCCGATTCTTCTTCTGCCATAGCCGACACAAACCTAGATTCAATTTCAGCAATCAATTTACTTCTACTCGCTGAATGTTCCCCTAAAAGATTTTTCCGTATAAAACGAGAAAGCCTACTCTTAGGTAGGTTTAGTTTCTTAGCTTCATTAAGTACTTTTAATATTCTTTGCTTAGATGTTTCTATTACCGAAGTAGTACGTTTAACAACCTCAGCAGAACGGGTTAAATCTTTTAGTTTTTGAATCCATAAGGCATTAGCTAATGTAGGCGTATCAATAATAGATCCTAAACTTCTTTTTAAGGCATCATATGATTGAATGAAGGAGCTTTGTCCTATGGTAGTATACATTGTTATATACACTAATAATAAATCGTCGTCGTCGAATAATTCAGCTATTCTCGCAGATGCCTCATCCAAGCCTACGTTATCAACCAAAGTAACAAGATTGCTAGCTATTTTTTTAAAATACTTTTGCATGACAGAATAGGCATATCTAGAATATTTAATTCCACGCCTATCTAATACCGCCCATAATCTTTGTTCCTCTTGTTGCTCTCTTGTCACTGTTTGGTTTTCTTTTTTCGTTATTAGCTATACATTCTTAGAGGGATTAAATAAGAGGAAATTGTTCATCTAAGAATGGCTTGACCACATTAAACATCAAAGCATTTGAAGCTACATTTGGGTGTACTCCATCTGTTCCGGCAGCTTCGCTATAATTTCCTTGCACCGTAGCTGTATATGCTGTACCTAAACTTAAATACTTGGTCTTGCTATCACCTAATGTTTGCACTGTGTTCTGCATAGCCGTGCGCAATCCTACCAATTGAGCTTCTCTTGTTGCATTAAACATTGGAGTTGGCCCTAACATCAATAATTTTGCTTGTGTTTGCATGTTTTTCTTCCATTTCACAAAATTTTGATAATCCAATGTGGCTGCTGCGAGTTGGGTGTCAATAACGGATTGTGCAGCCCCCGCAATGGTATTATTCGTTCCTGCGCAATAAACAATAAGATCCCATTTTCTTGAATTGTATAACCCATTTATTCTGTTACGTTCAAGACCTCCGGTTGTAATAGCGTGTACAGCCATTACAACCATTTCGGCATTTACACCTTTGTCATTATAATAATCACGAATTTTTGTAGTGTAAACGGCATTCGGTAAATATGTTTGCGCTGTTGCATTTAAATTAGCGCCATACTGAATTGAATCACCAATAAAAAGAATATTCTTATCAGATGTTAAGTTTAAATCGTCGGTAATATCAATACCGGAAATCCCTCCTGTAATAACAATTGCCGTTCCGTCGCTATCGTACTGGGTTATAAGAATGCGGCCATTACTGTGGAGTTTTAGACCTTTTAAGTCAAATTTAACATCTTGTCCTGGCTGTAACTGCTTTCTTAAATAAAGCACCTTTCCGCTATTAAAGGCATCATTTATTTCAATATTTATAGTTGTTTTTTTATCAGATGCTACGGAAATTTCATTCAAGACATAACAGCGTGTTGGCGGCACAAATATTTGTGTCATTGCAGAAGCTGTGTTAGGCGAAGTGGTACTATTTGAAGTGGCGGGTCTATAATCTAGCACTATCCCCCCTAATACAGGAGCTAAATTAAACCCTTCACAAAGTAACCTTTCGTCATAGGAAAGTCTATTATAAAGCCTACCCCCATCTTTCAACACATTAGAAGCATTAACCCCATCCGCGAAAGCAGTCTTAATGTTTGTAAAGAATGGAGCTAACCCTGCTAAGTAATCGCCTACTGATTTTCCTATCCTATCAGAAGCTACTTGAAGTATATCTGTTTTTAATGCCATTTCTAATTCGTTAAGTAGTCAGGGTCTAAACCTAAAAAAGCTACTCTCTTTCCAGAAGGTAGCAATGGATTGTAAGTATAAAAAGAAGGGTTTCCTTCGTTATAATTTGTATCGGATATTACATCAATACGCTTATAATCAGAACCTGTAAACAAAGGAACAGCATCA